GAACCATGTACAATTTAGTATGGATCGATCAAGGAAAATATGTTCTTAATTTAGAACCAGAGCAGCACGTAAATAAAGAATCAATACCAAACGAGCTTGAACAGATTATCGAATATACCAGCCTTGATTTGAAGCTGGACCGCTATTGAAGTTAGAGGAATCAATGAGTCAGATTACAGTTACAAAAAGAAACGGTGATAGAGAGCCACTAGACCTAGAGAAACTGCATCGTGTGGTTTTTTGGGCCACAGAAGGAATCACTGGCGTCTCAGCAAGTGAAGTAGAAATCAAGAGCCACATACAATTTTTTAATGGGATCCGCACAGCAGAGATACAGGAAACCCTGATCAAGGCCGCGGCTGATCTCATCACCGAAGACACACCTAACTATCAACACGTGGCCGGCAGGCTGATAGTTTACCACCTGCGCAAACAAGTCTATGGAGACTATGAGCCGTGGCCCCTGCTGGATCTCGTGCGAAAAAACGTGGAGAGTGGTTTTTATGATGCAGGACTTCTCGCCGCTTATTCTGCAGAAGAATGGAACATCCTTAACAATTATATCGAGCATCGAAGAGACGAAAACTTTACCTATGCAGCCATGGAACAGTGGCGCGGCAAGTATCTGGTACAAAATCGTGTGACCGGAGAAATTTTTGAAACTCCTCAGGTGGCCTACATGTTGATAGCAGCCACGCTGTTCCAGACATATTCTCGAGACACCAGGCTGCGCTGGGTCAAAGACTACTATGATGCCATCAGCAATCACGACATCAGCTTGCCCACTCCAGTGATGGCCGGTGTGCGCACACCGCAAAAACAGTTCAGTAGTTGTGTGCTGATCGAAAGTGATGACAGTCTAGATTCTATCAATGCCACCACTAGTGCTGTGGTAAAGTATGTGAGCCAAAAAGCTGGTATCGGTATTGGCGCCGGACGCATCCGTGCCTTGGGGTCACCTATCCGCAACGGAGACGCTTATCATACCGGGGTGGTACCTTTTTTCAAACTGTTCCAAGCGGCCACCCGAAGCTGTAGCCAAGGTGGTGTTCGCAATGGTGCCGCGACCTTGTACTATCCTATATGGCACCTAGAAATAGAAGACATGCTGGTGCTGAAAAACAACAAAGGTACTGAAGACAATCGTGTGCGACACATGGATTATGGAGTACAGTTCAATCGTGTGATGTATGAACGCCTGCTGCAAAATGGCGACATCACCTTGTTCTCTCCCAAGGATGTGCCTGAGATGTACGATGCATTTTTTACAGATGCAGATAGATTCAAAGAGTTGTATGAAACCGCAGAACGCAACACCAAGCTGAGAAAGAAAAAAATCAAAGCGGCCGATCTTTTCAGTCGTTTCATGCAGGAAAGAAAAGACACCGGTCGTGTGTATTTGCAAAACGTAGATCATGCCAACACGCACAGTCCATTCAAAGTGGATCGTGCACCTGTGCGCATGAGCAATTTATGTTGTGAGATTGACTTACCAACTGTGCCATTGAACGATGTCAACGACGAGGATGGTAGGATCGCTCTGTGTACTCTTTCAGCGATCAATTGGGGCAATGTAAAAGGCCCACATGACTTTGAAAAAATGTGCCGGTTAGCAGTAAGAGGATTGGATGCCCTGCTCAGTTATCAGCAGTATCCAGTTCGAGCAGCAGAATTGGCCACGAGAGAATTCCGGCCGTTGGGCATTGGCATCATCAATTTTGCCTATTGGCTGGCCAAGAATGACGTGAGTTATTCAGATCCACGTGCGTTGCCAGTGGTAGATGAATATGCCGAGGCCTGGAGTTACTATCTAATCAAGGCCTCGGCAGACCTCGCTGCCGAACAAGGACCTTGCGAAAGATGGCAAGATCTAAAATACGCCGATGGTCAACTGCCCATCGACACTCGTAAGAAAGATGTAGATGAGTTGGTGCCACATCAAGAACGCATGCCCTGGCGCAGCCTAAGAGAGCAAATACTCACATCGGGCATACGCAATGCCACTCTAATGGCCTTGATGCCGGCAGAAACATCGGCACAGATTTCAAATGCCACCAACGGAATCGAACCTCCGCGCAGTTATGTGAGCGTGAAACAGAGCAAGGATGGAGTGCTCAAGCAAGTGGTACCCGAGTATCGCCGACTGAAAAATCGTTACGAACTGTTGTGGAATCAGAGCAGCCCTGAAGGTTACATGAACATCTGTGCTGTGCTACAGAAATACATCGATCAAGGAATCTCAGTCAATACTTCCTACAACCCACAGTTCTATGAGGATGAAAAGATTCCCATGAGCGAGATGCTCAAGCACTTGGTCATGTTCTACAAATATGGCGGCAAACAACTGTACTATTTTAATACCTATGATGGGCAAGGCGAAATCGACGTAGACAAATTGATCAGCAAAGAAAGCACGCCACTGAGCGATATTGATGAAGCCAATTGCGAAAGCTGTGTAATTTAATAACAACAATAACAGGAAGACACCATGTCAGTATTCAATCTAAATAAAAAATCTCACGTTGATAGTTTGGCTTTTATGGATCCGGCCGGCGGAGTAAGCATACAGAGATACGATACCTTAAAATATCGACAGTTCGACAAACTCACAGACAAGCAGTTGGGATTCTTTTGGCGTCCTGAAGAGATCGACGTTGGCCATGACAGCAAAGATTTCAAAGAATTAACGCCATTTGAACAACATATTTTTACCAGCAATCTCAAACGCCAGATCCTGTTAGATTCAGTACAGGGACGTGCGCCCAGCGCAGCCTTTGGACCATTGTGCAGCTTACCGGAACTGGAGACTTGGATAGCCACGTGGACTTTCAACGAAACGGTTCATAGCCGCAGCTACACACACATCATACGTAATGTCTACAGCGATCCCAGCGTGATCTTCGACGAACTCGCAGAGATACAACCCATCGTGGACTGTGCCAAGGATATCAGCCGGTATTATGATGATGTGATAGAGTACGGCAGCTGGTACAATCTCTTGGGCGCAGGTAATCACGTGGTAAACGGAGAAACTATCACTGTCGACGAATATGAGCTGAAGAAAAGGTTATGGCTGGCTATAAATTCCGTGAATGCGCTCGAAGGCATAAGATTCTACGTGAGCTTTGCCTGTTCCTGGGCCTTTGCTGAGCTCAAGAAGATGGAAGGCAACGCCAAGATCATCAAGCTGATCTGCAGAGACGAAAACGTTCATCTGGCCTCCACACAGACCTTGATCAAACTGTTACCACAGGACGATCCAGACTTTGCTCGCATCAAGGAAGAAACGCTACAACAGTGCGAAGACATGTTTTTGCAGGCCGCTGAACAAGAGAAAAGCTGGGCCGAGTATCTGTTCAAGGACGGCAGCATGATTGGATTGAACAAGCAATTGCTGTGCGATTATATCGACTGGCTTACCTGCAAGCGCATGAACAACGTGGGACTCAAATGTCATATCAAAACCGGAAGCAACCCACTGCCTTGGACTCAGAAATGGATCGCTGGCGCAGAAGTTCAAGTGGCCCCCCAGGAAACAGAGATAACTACGTATGTGATCGGTGGCACCAAACAAGATGTCACTGTGGATACTTTCAAAGGATTTAGCTTATAAATGATCGTGGTATACTCAAAAAACAACTGCCCTTTTTGTGTGCAGGCTAAAAACCTGCTCAAGAACAAAGGAATACAGTTTGAAGAAATCAAGATTGACGAAGATCAAACAGCCAAGGAATTCATACTTGCTCAGGGACATAGAACAGTTCCGCAGATCTATCGAGATGGTGATCTATTAATAGAAGGTGGTTATCAGGGACTAGCTCGCCAAGATACTGCTTTTTTTGAATCTCTCAAAGGATAAACATGTTAATAAAAAAATCCAGTTACGATGCAGGGGACATCGCGACTTTCAAACTGACCAACGGTGATGAAATCGTGGCCAAGGTTCTGGAAGATTCCGCCTTGGAATTTTTAGTGGAACGCCCTTGCACGGTGGTCCCTAGCCAAAAAGGGATCATGCTGATCGCCAGTCTGTTCACAGCT